TTTTTCTTGGCATGGAACTTTTCCTCTTTGGTTGATTTAGACAAATCCATTCTGCCACTTAGGGCAGGCGGCGGGTTCCATGTCATTAAAATACGTGTTCCAGATGTTCTTTGACTTGGCCTTGGCTTTGACTGCCTCAACTTCGGCGCGAGACATGACTTCAAATTGGTATCCGCCTCCGCGCAGATTTGCGACAGCGTAGACAAAAGTGATGGGCTTTTTAACGCGGTCAGCTTCACAACTCGGCACGTGATGAATGTCCGGATGCAATCCAAGCTGGTAGTTGAACTCGTCACCTTCGTGGACAGCAAAAGCTGAGAGGGACAAAACCTGTCCGGAGCGACGGGCCAAATCGATCATGCCGCGGTAGCCAAGAATTAACTGGCACTGATTTCCATAAGGAACTAGGTAGGCTTGGCCGAGGGCAGAACCAGGCTCAAGGCCAAGTTGTGCCGACTGCATGACAGCACCCAGGAATGAGGCTGGAGTGGTATTGAGAAGGGCTGGAGTTTTACGCAGTTCGGTCGCGGCAATTCTTGCCATTCTGTCCGGGCTTAAATGCTTTGGCACAGCGAGAGCCAGTTGTTTTTTGAACTGGTCGGACAGAACCTGCTGGACGATTGCCGGAGCTTTTGTCTTTGGTTTGGCTACTGGTGCAGAGGGTGCGCCGACTGCTGCGGCGAGTTGGTCGGATGTGGACATAATTTAATTCCTATGAAAAAGCCCCTCGAACTGGAGGGGCTGGGGTTGATTAAGAGTTACGGGAAATAAGTCAGAGGTACGCTCAGGGCAAAAAGAAAGCCACCGTGCGGGTGGCAGACGGATGATATCTCTCTTTCGTCAGAGGCCATATGTGCAAAATTTGCACATGCCACTTCTTGTATGAGCTCTCCTGAAGCTGACTTGGCAAAAAGGACAAAAATAAAGCCCGCTTGTGCAGGCTTGGAGGGAATTTGGCTCGGTTGATCCGGCTCAACCGAGAAAGCCTTTTCTTGTTGCACCGTACTGTAGTGCTCGAAGCGAATATTACACAAAACCGCTCTTTTTATCAGTAGAAACCCTGCTCATTTTGTGTAGCCATCAACCTAAAAGGTTACGCGCACACACGCATGACGCGAGTGGAGCTCTCTTTTAGATAGTCAAAGTAATCATTCAGGTGTTCCTGTTTGAAAGAGTCTGAGTCGAAGCGCTTGGATGTCTGGGTCTTGTACGTCAAAACCTTCTTGCCGTCAAGCGTGAGAATCTCGTTGTCCTTCATGCTTATTGCAATTCTGGTTTTGAGCGCGTCCTGCTGCTTTTTAAGTTCCTTAATTTCACCAGCAATACGTGCATACTCACCATAATCAATAGCAAGCTCACCTTGAGCCTCCACAGCTTTTCCGTTACTTTTTCCATATAGCTGAAGTACGTCGTCAATGTTTATTGGGTCAGGCGGGATCTTTTTCAGAACGTTTTCGTTCCAGAAGCGGGAGCACTTTTCTTTGATCACTTGAAACACGTCCGGACGAGCATCTACCCAGTACATCCGGAAATCAGATCCTCCGATTAGAACCGCGAGATACATTCCTTTGAGCTTAAGAATGCCGCAGTACCACTGAATCTGAGTTTCGTAGTAAAGCGGAATTACGTGCTCTGTTCTCAGATTGTTTTGTTTAATCTCGAGCTCCTGGCTCGGGCCCCAAAGGTCAGCGGTAAAAGCGTTTGCCGTCTTAGCCTCAAAAGCGACATCCGTGTTAATAATGCGCTCGACGCCCGTGATGTCGGCATACTTCTCAATTTCTTCAACCTTCAGTAGCGGCCGAACTTTTCCCGCAATCTCAGGATTGATAATCGCTCGGTCGATGTTTGCAATCGCCCAAGGAGTTTCCGGATCAGCGAACTGGTGAGAAACATTTTGAACTCTCTTGCCGGTGCGCAGCTGAAATTCTTTTGCGACCGTATCTTCGAGAACGGTTCCCCAGTAAGCAGGCTCGGACATTCCCTTGTCTTCAGAAAGTCCGAGTTTGTCATTCCAAACATCCAGCGGAGTCTTCCAAGGATTCAGCCCGAGGACGGCTGCCACATCGGAGCCGCCGATACCTGTGCGCCTACCTTCTAACCATGCAGTTCTTTGTTCGTTAGTCATTTTCTACTCCAATAAATAAGGCAGCGAAGGGACCTTGAGACCCCTGCGGTAAGGCTCCCTTTTTCTGTCTCTTCGGTTTTACTTTTGTTGCGTAATACTCTCTGCTCTTCTTGTTGATTTCTTCTATGTGCTCAAGGTAGTAGAGGCGCTTTCTCTCTTTCTCAGTGAGTTTTAATGCCATTCGTTTTCCTTCAGATACTCATCAAACAAAGGCTCAATTTCAGGATGTCGTTCATCCTCACCGTTCTCGGCCAGCTCGTTGATGTGCTCATCGCAATAGCGCGGGATGTACTCTTCAAAGAACTTTTCGAGGAGCCGTTCATATTCAGCTTGCCGTTTTTCTTCCTGCCAGCTCATTTGCCAGAGATCTCCTGGCCCGGGGCATGTTCTCGGAGTTACATGCATAGCAGCCACCGCTGAAAGGCATCGGCGCCGAGGACTAAGGTCAACGTGCCGAAAAACAGGACGAAGGCGATCAGAGCGCAGAGGAAACATGCGAGATCGTCCTCTAACAGATCATCAAATTTTTTATTCATGACAACCTCGAGATTGGGGTGAACCTGCGATCAGTAATCTCTATATGCGATCTCAAACCCAGACCTTTGCCCAATTACTGATTATTCCCGCTTGAAGTACCTCTCAATCGATAAACGAGGGGACGGAGTCCGGGCAAAAATTTCCCTTTCGCAGGTTCAAAACTGTAAAAAACCGCCAGCTCAAGGAGGAAAACTGGCGGGGCAGAGGAGAGAAACTTTTAATTTTTAACGTCCGGGTAGATGTCTTTATCAATCGCTTCCATTGCCAGATCACCGATCGAATTCAACGCATACTCTTTAAAAAGAGCCTTGACTTCTTTCTGGGCCTCTGCAGTGGAAACAATGTGACCGAGATCAAGTGTTATCTCCTTCTTGCCATTGAGCAGGGCAGATACAACAGCACGCTCTGCATACGCAAGAGCATCAGTGAGACAGGTTGCTGAACCCCTTTCCGTCAAGATGTCATCAACAACTTCGTCAAAAATTTGTTTTTGCTCGTCCGGTAATAAGATCATTTTTCTCTCCAATAAAACCATGTAAAAAAGACCACATTCAGAAGCTCCCTGAGCGCTGACTGGAACTAACAGTTATTGGTAAAAGCCCGAGGAGCTTATGAAGATGGTCTGAACTATCAAGTTTTTCTTAATAGTTGAGGGCAACAAAAAAGCCCGCCGAAGCGAGCTTTTGAGTTATTCGAAAATTTCTAACAGCTAGTTAGCCTTTGTGTGCAAAGTAGAGAATTGATCCAGCCATCACGCAGAACACAACCAAGGCCAGAATCATTGTTGCAATCCATACATTCATTTCAAGTACCTCTCTTCGAGATAAACCAAACACAAAGCCAGGAGAAAACATAAAAGTCCTGCCGGTATTCCAAGCCAATTGTCTTGAAACAAACCGATTGCCAACGCGCCCACGGATAAGTTCACAAGCCACGTCTTTGTGACGTTCGCATATGGCAGCAGTTTTTTAATATTCTCGACCACTCGGCACCTCCTTAACGCAATTATAACGGAGCATATTTTTTCCTTGCTATCGAAAAGTTTCAAATGGGTAAACAGCGAGAGGCAAGAAGTGCTCGTCTTTCCGAGCTGCCACCTCCGCGGGATAATTAATTTGTCAACACTCAATTAACCAATGGAGGAAAAGATGTTTGCTTATGAAACTTTGCTTGAAGCGTTGAAAGAACGAAAGGCAGTGTCTTTTATTTACCATGGACAGTATCGGGTTGTATCGCCATACATCCTTGGCAAAAACAAATTGATGGGCTTGCAGACTGAGGGAGGGAGCCTTTCCGGAGAGCCTCATTCTCTTAAGTACTTCGAGGTTCCTGAGATAACCAATGTCCGAATTCTTGAAGGAAAGTATGTACCTCCTCAGACCGCTCCACAATATAAAACTCTGGGAAGATTCGTATCACCTGTTTGGGTGAACCCATAGCAACTTCCTGAGAGTTTTCTAGGCACCAGACTGCGTACTCAAGAGCTTTCAGACCTTCGTAAAACTCGCGTGCGGCTGTCTCGTTCTGAGGAGGAGCCGCGTTGCTGAGCGCCTTGTATGTTTGCGAAAGGATAGAGATTTCTTTGTTCATTTAACAACTCAACTTATTGACTCTGCTAGCAGCGATTCAAATCTTGCAAAAATGACCTCTAGCTCGATGAGCGCTCGTCTTTTTGTCCGGAAACTCAGACCGAAAACGTTTGCCAATAACAAGTCGTTTACCTTGTCTTGTTCTTTCATAAAGAATCCGGAAAAACGCCAGTCATTTCTTTTAGGTCTGACCAGACTGACGATGTTTTGACCCTTGTAATAAATCTCATAAGCTTGAGGAATCACGCGCTTAACTTTTAAAAGCATTTTTTCTCTCCTGTAAGAAACAGAAGCGCCCTCCCATCTCAAGAGGTAATGAGGAAGACGCTTTTGTTTGCGAACTGTCTTTGCTGAACGGCCCCTAATCGCACCTGACGACTCTAACGTCACAATACTTTCAGCATTCTCTCTGCCGCTGGTTAACTTTCGATCCCCATGCTTAGGCGCAATTCATTGCCGCCTTGTAGCTCCGTGCGCTTTCGCTTTACTCACGTTTAGGAGCTCTTCCTTCCTGACAATCTTCAGAAGGACTTTTAAAGAACGATTGATTGATGTATGTATATTAGCCCGTGGCTAAGCAAAAGTAAAGGCCATATAGCTAATATTTACATAGCTGACGGCTAAGTGTTTTCCATAACTGTATTTTTTAGGCAACAAAAAAGCCGCCCGAAGGCGGCGGAATAAGTTTCTGTCTTGCTTAAGTGAACATCATTAAAGAGGACAGTTGTTTGTTAAATAAAAAGCTGATGGTGAGAATGACAAAAACAACTCCAATCCAAAAAGTTTCCTCCGTAACGACCCAGGCCAGGGCAAGCCCTGCAATACAAAAGAGCAACCAATAAATATCGCTAGTAAAGACCACAGCAACGCCCAATAAAAAATAGAGGCATAACAAGAAACCAACATAGGCAAGAGGATTGAGTTTTAAATTGAGAATTTTCTTGCTATTCAGTTTCATTGAAAGGGATAACAAGGCAAAGCCAATAAGCCCAAGAACAAAAGGATTAAAAACGACCTTTTCTATACTGATTGCCATGATTGTTATGCCTTAAATTTTGTTAAAAGCTCCAATAAAAAGATTTATATCCTGGCCATTGAGTTTGTATTCCCTGCGCCTGGCATCCCGAGTGATAACGATAGAGAGGTCCTTACCTTTGATAATCTGCTGAGCCCTCAGCAAAGAAAGATGATCTGATGGAATCACGGCATAAGAAGAGTGATGACCATCCCTCATGACAAAAACGTAATATGGAGAGTAGGGCAGGTTATTTGTGAATTGTTTCTCTGGCACCTTGAAGCTGAAGGTGTGGGTGCCTTCTTCCACTACCGTAGTTTTAACCTGGACATAGTTGAATTTGCCGTCCTTCTCGGTGATTAAGTCAACACCTTCATCAACAGCCATCATTGAAACGTTATAGCCGAGGAAAAGAAGTTCGGAGGCAACTGCAAATTCACCGCCTTTGCCAAAGAAATTCGTTGACACATTCTCAATGGTAACTTTAGGAATAGGAACAACCGGAGCAGAGGCAGTCCGTTTGAGGCGATAAATACCTTTTCTCTTCGATCCGTCCTTGTTTGTTGGCTTGGAGAAAATCGGGTTTTGAGTTTTCAAATGTGCAGCCAAAGCTGAAGAAAGTTTTGACATGAATTCTTCAGGGGGCAGTCCTAAATTTTTATTTTGAGAAACTGCGACTTCAGTAATCTCTCTCACATGCATGACTGCCTTGTTTGCCTGCATGATTTCTTTCGCCACTTGCAGAATTGGCGGTAATGTACGAGGTGTCATAGGATTCTTTCTTATGGGACGTTTGGTAGGTTGCGTTTTACGGATGAATGAAAATTCTGTTTGAATCGGCTTTTTAACCGTGAGCTCCTCTGATTCCAAATGAAATTCTTCTGGCTCATAAGCCAAAAGTAGCACTTCCTCTTTGACACTTTCTTCTGGAGGTTTTTCTTTGTTTTTGAGGCCGAAAATCCCTAAAAGCCATTCTCTGATTTTCATTTTTAGTCATACCGTTTCAGGTTCAGCGAATTAACCATACGTCCGAAAACGATCACTCTGCTTTCAACTTCAGAGAGACTAATTTCAAACGGGTCATACAGGCGATTGTCGGAAATAAAACGGAGGCTGCCTGGTACACGTTGCACCCGTTTCAGATAAAGATCGTTATCAATCAGCACGCAGAAAACGCCGTCACGCTTTGTGATCTCAGTGTCAAACCTATCAATCACAACCAGGTCGCCGTTCTTTAGTGTGGGCTCCATTGAATCCCCAGCGGCCGTGATGATTTCATATCCATTCTCACGGATCTGATTGATGTTT